AGTAGATGTCGATGTACTAGTTAATGTTGGCGTTGATGTACTAGTAGATGTCGATGTACTAGTTAATGTTGGAGTACTGGTTGGTGTTGGTATAGGTACACTAGTAGATGTCGATGTACTAGTAGATGTCGATGTACTAGTTAATGTTGGTGTACTAGTTAATGTTGGTGTACTAGTTAAGGTTGGCGTTGGTGTACTAGTTCTAGTTGGTGTTGACGTGGTAGTTAATGTAGGTGTATTAGTCGGTGTTGGTGTAGATGTACTAGTTAATGTAGGTGTCGACGTACTAGTCAACGTTGGAGTATTAGTTTTAGTTGGTGTTGGTGTACTGGTTAATGTGGGTGTTGGTGTTTGAGTTAATCCAGGGGTAACAGTTAATGTAGTCGTACTAGTTAACGTAGGTGTGGGTGTAGGTGTACTAGTTTCAGTTTGAGTCGCAGTTAATGTGGGTGTGGGTGTAGGTGTACTAGTTTCAGTTTGAGTCGCAGTTAATGTGGGTGTTAGTGTACTAGTTAATGTTGGTGAAGACGTTGGTGTACTAGTTCTAGTTTGTGTAGCAGTTAGTGTGGGTGTAGGTGTTAATATTTCAGGACAAGTTAGTATAATATCCCATAAAGTACCTTCTAATGGTGTTGTAACAATAATTGTGATTATAGATGGTGTTATAGCCGATTTAGTAAATGATACTGTAATTAAACCAGTACCAGAAACATTAGGGTAACCTAATGAATTTAATTGTGAATTATATATTTCATTACCTATAAAACCAGTATCTATGACTTTATTTCCACCCCAATAAACTTCAAATTTATCAGGAGCATTATATGAATTTAAATTTAATGAAACAATTCCTGTTGAAAGACCAGTATCCACCACAATTGTTGTTAATGTTCTACCACCTAGTCCACCTAATAAACTAGAATTAATTTGTTCTCCACAATAACCAGTATAATAAATTTGTTCAAATGATGTTGCTGTTGGTGTTTGTGTTGGTGTAAGTGTTGGTGTCGATGTTAATGTTTGTGTTGGTGTAAGTGTTGGTGTCGATGTCGGTGTAAGTGTTTGAGTAGAAGTAGATGTTTGTGTTGGTGTAAGTGTTGGTGTCGATGTCGGTGTAAGTGTTTGAGTAGAAGTAGATGTTGGTGTTTGAGTAGATGTAGGTGTAGGTGTAGGTGATAATAATTCTAAAGTAAAATCACAATTAGATGTTTGTGTAGGATGACTAAGAGTAAAATTCCATATTGACCCAACTAATGGTACTGTAACAACAATTAAAACTTGTGAAGGAAATGATTTTGTCTTACCAAAATAGTCAACACCAGTACCTGGTCCTGAAATATTCGGAAACCCAATTTGATTTAATTGTTCATTAAAAAATTCATCTCCCCTAAAACCAGTATCTATAACTTTTTTACCATCCCAATAAACTCTAAATTTATCTGGTGTAACTAACGCATTGAAATCAAAAGTCACTAAACCAATTTCTTCACCCATATCCATATAAATAAGATATGTAACCATACCGTTATTTATACCTGAATACACTGTTTCTCCAGGTGACCCAAATAATACTATTTGTTCAAATTTTGTTGCAGTTGGTGTAGGTGTAAGTGTAGGTGTAGATGTTAATGTTTGTGTAACTGTTTGTGTTGGTGTTTGTGTTAATGTAGGTGTTTGTGTTCGTGTATTAGTTAATGTTGGTGTTGGTGTAGATGTAGACGTACTAGTTAATGTTGGTGTAGGTGTGGATGTAGTTGTAGGTGTTGGTGTAGGTGTTCTTGTTGGTGCAGGTATTAAAACAACATCAACAGAATTTCTATTAACACCTTTATCACTTATTTTATAAATCATATTTATAAATGAACTTGTTAAATAACCTCCAATAATAATCTCATTAGTATGTAAAATTTCAATAGTATTTAAAACACTAATTTCAGGTGTCACATCCATATTAAATGTGTCATCAATAGACCCATTAGAATTTAATCTCACTAATTTATTTACAGTAATTCCATTGTACTGTGTAAAACGACCACAAATTAATATTTTACCGTCTGATTGTATTTGAATATCAGTAACTTTTCCATTAAATCCTGTTCCAGCGTCAAATGAACTATCAACTAAACCATCTGAATTTAATCTAATTATATTATTACATAATACCGTTTGGTACCCCATAAAAGTACCTCCAACTAATATTTTACCATCAGTTTGTTCTGATAAACTATTTATTTCCGGTAAAAATCCAATTTCACTATAAAAACCATTACCCACAATAAATGTGTCATCAATAGAACCATCTGAATTTAATCTTACAATATAATTAACTAATTCACCAGAATATGAGGTAAAAGAACCCCCAACTAAAATTTTATCATCTGATTGTAATGTAATATCACGAATAAAACCATTTGTAAAAAACACATCTTCAAATCCTGAACCAATATTGAATGTATCATCAATTGAACCATCTGAATTTAATCTTACAATACCATTGTAAGATACTCCCGAATAGGACGTGAAAGTACCACCAACTAAAATTTTATTATCTGGTTGTAAAACAATTTCTTCCACAAAATTATCAAAACCTGTTCCAACATTAAATGTATTATCAATAGATCCATCTGAATTTAATCTTGTGATATAATTAACTGATTCACCAGAATATGAGGTAAAAGAACCCCCAACTAAAATTTTATTATCTGTCTGTTCTTCAATAGTTAAAACAGAATCATTAAAACCTGTACCAATATTAAATGTATTATCAATAGTACCATCAAATTTTAATTTAATTAATCTATTATAAGTTTCACCTGAATAAATTGAATAGTTACCACCAATTAATAAATCATTATTAGAAATTTCTAATATTTTATTAACACTACTTTCAAATCCACCACCACTATTAAATAAAAATTCATTTTCATCAAGTATGGTTGGAAAACAATCATCAAGTCTTAAATCTAATAACACTATTTGATAACCACCTTGTAATTTTTTAGTTGTGTCTCGACCATCACAATGTTCAACGAATAAAAAGGCCTTATCATATATTGAATCTATCGATAAATTCATAACATACCCCAAAATTGATTGTTTTGGGATTGTTTCCACAAATGTTGAGTTACCAATATTATCAGTTAACCCAGTATATATTTTATATTCTGAACAAGGTGTTTTTTGATTAAAAGACGAAATCGTAACTTTATATTGTGATATTGACATTTATGAAATAAATTTTTAAAAAAAATAGTACATGGTCTAGTTATAATAAATATGTTAATATTTTTATTTTTTAAGGAAACGATGGATAATAATATGTCCCAAAAGCATACGACACCACACCATCACCATTTATAACATAAAAATCAAAATACATATATCCCGATGTGAGTATTGGTCCATCTATAGTATGGGTTCCAATTGTTGCTCCTCCAGGTATTTGTATAGAACTACCATCACCAACTTTTATACCAGAAAATGTGTCTGAAAAATTAGTTTTATATATTAAACCAGCACCTATTATATTTGAATTATTACTAGGATTGTTTGATGTTTCCATTATACTATAAGTAAGTCTTAATTGTTTCCTAAACGGAATGTTTTCATTTATTAAAATTTCAGCGGTAACATATCTAATACTTGGTATTGAATATGGAAAATATAAAGTATTACTAAATGAACCATAAGGTCCAGCAACTGTAATAGTGTAATTTCGACCCATTTGTAGTTCAGAACCATAAAGTATTTCACTAAAATAATGTGTTCCTGCAGTTAAACCTTGACCATTATTAAAATAAATATTTTGTGAAAGATTGCCATCGATATATATTTGAATAAAATCACTTCCCGTTCGATTACCATATACCGTAATACTACCATCCACTCTATAAGGATACCAAGAATCTCCACCACCAATTGTGACAGACATAGTGGGTTCTCTATCTATGGTAAATGTGATTTGATTACCATACCCAACTCCAACACTATTTAATGCATATGATCTAACATAATGTGTCGACGTACTAAACGGTAAATTACTAATTTGACTATTAAAATTAACTAAACCTGACCCAACAATAATTTTTGTTCCATTTAAGATTGTTGGTGTCGGTGAATATGACCAAACAAACCCCCTTTCTGTGATAGGTGAAAGATTATCACTAATAATACTTGCACTAACAATAGCCGATGTTTCAGTTATAGATGATGCATTATTAGTAGTTAGTGTCGGTATACCCGCAGGTGTTCTTGTTGGTGTTCTTGTTGGTGTGGGTGTTAATGTTCTTGTTGGTGTTAGTGTAGGTGTTGATGTTGTTGTTCTTGTTGGTGTTAGTGTAGGGGTACTAGTTAATGTTCTTGTTGGTGTTGGTGTTAATGTATTTATTAAAGGACATGTAACCCAAATATTATGTGAAGGTCTTGACACTATCTGAATAGTGAAATTATCAGTTAAATTAGATGGAATATTAAACGTTTTTTCTTGTGAAGGTGAAATTGTTTCGTTAAAAACAATAGTAGAATTCCAAGTTACTTTAACAGAATTAGAAAAATCTCCATTATTTTTTAAAATAAAATTTCCATATCTATTAGAGTTAAACGTAAAAAAATAATCGTATATTCCTCTTACAGAGGAAAATAATTCATAGTTGTCACAACTAGCTGTACGATTAAATAATTGATATGTTGTTTCTGTTGGTGTAGGTGTTGGCGCATTTTCTGTTTGAGTTAATGTTTGTGTTGAAGTTAATGTTGGAGTACTTGTTAATGTCGGTGTTGAAGTTAATGTTGGAGTTGGTGTTGACGTTGGCGTCGACGTACTAGTAGATGTTGGAGTTAATGTCGGTGTATTAGTAGATGTTGGAGTTGGAGTTGGTAATGATTCAACACGTTCAACATTTACACTAAAACATATAGTATCATAACAAGGATACGATTTACTATCATGAGTGTAAATGTTTTTTATTATATAACGATTTGTTAATTGGTCGGTCATCTTTACCCAATACTGAGTATCAAAAGTTAAACCAGTTATTTCAATAGATGATGCGGTTAGTCCAGTACCGTAAGTTATGAATGTACTATCATTATATTCAGGCCATGGATTCTCACCACTTTTATACCTTATAGAATAAGGACCATCAGAAATTATATTATATAAACGTATATTTAAACCCATTATATATTTTATCTATTTATTTTTTTCCATATTATTTAATTTTAATTATGGTAATGTTGTATATTCTCTTTCATTACTATATGTGGTACCCTGACTATTAGTAGCATAACACTTAATATAATATTTTGTATTAGGTATAACTCCACTAATATACGAAGTGAATCCACCTGTACCCATTCCATCATTTGTTTTTGTTAATAATAAAATCGTTGGATTTGGGTTAGTTGACCATACAGTACCTTTTTCTGTTATAGTTGATCCACCATCATTAAATATCGGTAAATTATTATTATAGTCATTTGACCATTCTATAGAAAAAGTCGTTCTTCCTGGATTAATAGTAGAATCAATCCCTCCCTCAATAATACTAGGTGGACATGATAATGTTGTAAAAATTATTTCATTACCATAATTTGTTCCAAAACTATTTGTAGCATAAGCCCTAATATAATATTGGGTATTTGGTGTTAAATTCATAATATCACTTATAAATATACCTGTACCTATCCCATTATTTGTTTTATATGAACTATTAATTGTTGGGTTTGGATTCGAAGATAAAACAACACCACGTTCAATCACCGGAGAACCACTATCAATTGTAATGTTTCCACCACTAGATACTCCAGTACATGTAATATTAAATATAGGATTAGTTGTTAATATTGGTGTCGTAATAGAATTAGGACAACTTACGTTGATGTTAAAAACACTACTAAAAGGTGCCGTTACAATTATTAACATATAATTAGGTGATTCATTTATTTTATTAAATGTATAATTTCCATCACCAACACCACTTATTACTGAGTATCCAAGATCAATTAATGATTGATTGTAAGATAAATCATCACCCCTAAAACCAGTATCATGAATAAGATTTTCACCTAAATAAATCTGATATCTTTCTGGAATATTTCCCGAATTATATGTGGTTGTAACATTCCCCGTACCAATACCTATAGGTATATTTAAATAATATTTAGATTTTTGAGTGTTTATCGCGTTAAATGTATTATTACAAGTTAATGTTTCGGTAATTACATTTAATGATGTTTCAGGACATTCCATTATTAAATTCCAAGCCGTACCATCTAAAGGTGCCGTTACCACAACAGTAACAATTGATGGGTTTGTTTTAGATTTAAAAAAACTTTCTACACCATTTCCAGGTAATGTAGCTATTATTCCGTCTGTGGATTCTCCCCTAAATCCTGTGTCTATCACTTTATTACCATCCCAAAAAACCTCAAATTTATCTGGAACACTATACGCATTATATTTTAAAACAACATCACCAATATTTGTGCCTGCGTCTATTATTATAGTATGTATTCCTTTACCACCAGAAGACCCAATAGATGATGAGGTAATTTCCTGTCCACAATTTCTATTTACCGTTATTAATTCAAAACCTGTTGGTGTTGGTGTAGGCGTTGGTGTTTGTGTTGGAGTAGGTGTAGGTGTTTGTGTAAATGGTGTTGGACAATTTACAATAAGACTCCAAACGGTACCATTTAAAGGCGCGGTAACAACAACAGTAATAGTTGTTGGTAATGAACTTGTTTTATAAAATAAAACACTACCTCTACCAGATCCTGAAACAGATGGATAACCATTATTATTTAATATAGTATTAAGTGATGAATCACCTCTAAAACCCGTATCTATAACTTTATTACCATTCCAAAACACTTCAAACTTATCTGGAACACTATAAGCGTCATAATTTAACACAACATCACCTATTTCTGACCCAACATCTATTGTTATCGTATGTATACCTCTACCACCAGATGAACCTATGGATGATGACGTGATTTCTTGATTACATAATCCACTAACTGATATGAATTCAAATCCTGTAGGTGTAGGTGTAGGCGTAGGTGTGGGTGTGGATGTTCTTGTTGGTGTTAATGTAGGTGTAGGTGTTGATGTTCTTGTTGGTGTAAGAGTTCTTGTTGATGTGGGTGTAGGTGTTGATGTTCTTGTTGGTGTAGGTGTCGCGGTGGGTGTTGCAGTTCTTGTTGGTACCGGTGTTACGTTTCCACAAGAACTAATTATTCTTATAAATGATTCGTTTGAAAAATTAACAGTTTCATAAGAATAATTAGTTCCAGAATAATAAAAATATTTTGGAACCGACGTACCAAAGGCGTTATTTAAACAATCATCAACATCATTAAAAATTTTAACATTTTGTAATAAAGTAGGGGTTTTTGAATAAATTTTAGCAGGTATCGGTTCACCTACATTATAATATTGACAGGTGTTAATTGCACTATTAAATAAATTATAAATTTGGTTATTATTTAAATCGTATGTGACATAACCCACAATTACATTAAATTCATAACAAACATTTGTTGGTGTAGGTGTCGATGTTAATGTTCTTGTAAGGGTTTGTGTTGGTGTAACTGTTCTTGTTGACGTAATAGTAGGTGTTTGTGTAGGTGTAGATGTTAATGTTCTAGTCGGTGTAGAAGTTAATGTCGGAGTTGGTGTTGATGTTGATGTTGGAACGGGTGGACAATTTAATATAAAATTCCAAACTGTTCCATCTAAAGGTGCGGTAACAACAACAGTTACAATTGACGGAGAAACACTTGTTTTATTAAAAGATACACTATCTGCGCCAGTACCTGAAATGTTTGGATACCCTAACGAATTTAATGCACCATTAAATGTATCACTACCTCTAAAACCAGTATCAATAACTTTATTGCCATCCCAAAATACTTCAAACTTATCTGGAACATAATATGAATTAAAATCTAATGTAAAAAGACCAGTTAATGCACCAGTATCAATTGTTATTGTTTGAATTGATTTCCCACCAGCCCCACCAGATGCGTCAACTTGTTCACCACAAGATGCTATTTTATTAATTAATTCAAATCCTGTTTGAGTTGGTGTTGGTGTGGATGTTAACGTAGGTGTAGGGGTTGTTGTTGCGGTATTTGTTGACGTAGGTGTAGGTGTCAGTGTGGAAGTAGATGTAGGTGTTAAAGTTGGTGTTGGTGTTAATGTAGATGTTGATGTAGGGGTATTAGTTAACGTTTGTGTTGGTGTACTAGTTAAAGTTTCAGTTGGTGTAGGTGTAGGTGTACTAGTTAATGTTGATGTCTGTGTTGGTGTTGGTGTACCGGTCTCGGTTGGTGTCAATGTTGGTGTTGATGTACTGGTCTCGGTTGGTGTGGGCGTTGTCGTACTAGTTTCAGTTTGTGTTACAGTTTGTGTGGGTGTTACCGTACTAGTTAATGTTTGTGTTAGTGTCGGTGTTGAAGTACTAGTCTCGGTTTGTGTAACAGTTTGTGTCGGTGTCGGTGTTGAAGTACTAGTCTCGGTTTGTGTAACAGTTTGTGTCGGTGTTAATGTTGGAGTAGTAGTTAATGTTTGTGTTAAAGTTGGGGTTGGTGTTTGTGTTGGAGATAAAACACAACTACAAGTTATAAACCAATTTGGAGTAAAATTTAACACCGAAGTAACTTTAATTAAAACATCAGTAGATGATAAATTTTTACTAAATGAAAAACTACCTGAACCACTACCATTAACTGATGGATAACCTAAATCATTTAATAAAGAATTAAATGTCTCATCACCTCTAAATCCTAAATCACTTACTAATGTTCCACCAAAATAAACTTCAATTTTATCAGGTATACCACCTGTATCGTAATTTAATATTATATTACCAATATCTTCACCAACATTAATCGTCACATAATAAATAACTTTATTGGTTAAATTTCCTGTTGAATCTATAGTTTCATCACACGAACCTGTTTTATAAACTTCTTCAAATAATGTTTGTGTTTCAGTTAGTGTTGGTGTTTGTGTTGGTGTTTGTGTTGGTGTGGTAGTTAATGTTTGTGTTTGTGTTGGTGTCGGAGTACTAGTTAATGTTTGTGTTGATGTTTGTGTTTGTGTACTAGTTAATGTTTGTGTTAACGTCTGTGTTGGTGTAGATGTTGGAGTAGTAGTTAATGTTTGTGTCTGTGTCTGTGTTGGTGTTGGTGTAGGAGTTAATGAAGGAATACAATCAAAGATAGATTTTTCAAGTTCTTGATTCGATGGAATAACGTCACAATTTAATGGGTCAATATAATATTGTCCTGATTTAAAACTAATATTAGGATGTTTACTATATGAATGTCTCATTAAAAGTTGATGGTTTATATTACCATCAAATATTGTTATATATTGTTCAGAAAATATAGTGTTGTTTTTTGATACATTTATATTATAATATAAACTAATATCACTATAATTCAAATCAACAGAAATAACTTCAATTAAATTACCATATTGATTAATTAAAAAATCACCATGATCATATGTGTCATCTATCGTTATTGATTTTATTTGTAATTCTTCAGGAAACCTATCATCAAAATGATATAGCCCATTTGTTATTAATCCAAAATTTTCAACATATTTATTTGTGTAAACACGTAATTCTGTATTTGGTAAAACTTCAAATATTTCAATATTCCCATTTTTTGTTTGACCTGTTATTATATTTTTTTTAACTGAACCTAAACATATTTTATCAGTTACCAATAATTTTGAATATTTGTAAATGAAAGAAAAATCATCATAATTAGCGTCAACAAATTGTTGGTTTGTAAATCCAGAAACTGGTAAATAATTTACAGATAAAATATATTCACCCACTTTTAAATCATATACGGTTTTTTTACTTATTGTTCCACCTGATATATATGATTCTATTTCTTGTTTTGTTGTTGTATTATCAATTATAATATTTTGATGTATAACTAATACTATGGAATTTTCTTTTAATCCATAATCATAATTTGAAATATATTCAACATTAGGTTGTATCGTATAACACATATAATCGTCACATAACGTAACGCCAGAAATTTTAGATATCGTATTTCCAGTTGTTCCTTGAAATGCAATTAATTCAAAAATCTCAACATGAGTTTTTTCATTTGATGTTGTTAATAAATCATATTCTATTTTTGGTCTTAATCCTAATAATTTAAATTTAACTTCATTATTTGCCGCATCAATAATATTGAAATCTATTATATCATTTTCAGTAATACCTGTTAATTTGAATCTATTATCATACCCTTCTACTTTTTCAATAAAAACACTACTATTTTCACTATGTCCATTTATTGAATTAGTATATATATAAAATGGCCAGTTATTACCATTTTGAATACTAAATTTTGTTCCAACAATATCAATAAAAATATCTGAAGATAAAAGACAATTTTCAGGTTCTTCACAATATTGTTCTCCATTACCACTTAATTGTACACTTAATCTATCTGTTAATTTAATTATTTGATAATCAGTTTCAAATCTATAACTAAAATAATCTTTTACTGAACAATCTTCAATACCGTATTTACAAGATGAAAATTTAATTACTTCAATACCTTTTTCGTCTGTTGTTATTAAATATGTTAACATTGGTAAGGTTTCAACACTATATGTTTGACCAGTAGCACCTGTAAATGGTGCATAATTTTCATATCCAGATGTATATCTAGATATTCTCATAGAATCAATTAAACTAATTAAAGCACTTACCCATAAACTTTTTATTTTATTTAAATCAGGATTTAAATAGTTTTTATATTCAGAAATTAATGCAATATTCACTGGATCATCACTAACCAAATCGGTACTACCTGTCATTGGGAATGGGTTAAATAACATAGCACTATTCGTTGTGTTTGTTATCCCACTAACAACAACGACCATATCGTCAGTCAATATATCATAATTTGGACCACCAAATATTTTACCATCAATTTCTATTACAGGATAAAAAGTCACACCTGTTAAATTAATTAAACCTCTAAAATTTTCTTCTTCACCAATTAATGTTTCAATATCTTCAATAATTGCAGACTCAAAATCAGGATATACTTCTTCATAAAAATATTTAGGTTGACACCCAAATTTATACTGATATTTAGAACGACCAAATAAATTATTTTCAATTAAATTACCACCGCTCCATAATGTTGTTGATGGTAATAATTGTTCAATTAATTGAACCCAATATGGACTAATTTTATTAACAAATTCTTGAGAATCAATAAAGGTAAAAGAGGTGAATCCCTCCTTTGAAACATAATCTCGATATATGTCTTCAAGAACTATATAATTTTTCTTATACCTTATTATGTGTGAATTTTTTACTTGTTTGTGTATGAAATTATTCACAAATTCGGCAAAAGTAACACCTGTTTGTGGAGGTAAAGTAGCACTACCAAAAGAAATTCCTAAATCTCTAGATTTCCTATATATGTCATAATTTATAGAATTAGATGCAGAAATATGTATTGAAATATTTTTTCTATTAAGAATTAATTTAGAATCACTATCAATATTATGTGCCTTTATATTGTCAATTTCAGATTTTAACCCAAAACCGGTATCTAATCCAGGTAATGTTCTATATATATCAAAATAATCTTCACCATAAGTGTAAGGTTTATTTTTTGTTTTAATAATTTTAGTTCTTCCAGTTAAATCTGAATTTTCATTATCAATAACTGTTGGTGATCTATGGTCAAGAGTTACATCATACCAACCAGCACCTTTTTCAAAGAAAATATCATCAGATTCACTAAAAGCCCTTCTAGGTAAACCAGTATTTTCATCGACAGGATAACCATATCTACTGAAATTTGTTATACCATTAGTTTCAGATTTTGTATATGAATATGTAGTCGGGTTAAAATCTGCAACATAATATTTTTTTTCACCTGAAATAACATCATAAATGTCTTGTTCTAAATCAAAACTATTAGGGAATGATGTTACTTGGTAAACATATTCATCAATTTTTATTAATGGTTCAGGTGCACCTAAAAATTTTAAAAAAAATTCAATTGAAGATCTGGTTCCTTTAGATTTAAAAATAAAGGATAAATTAACTAACAATCTTTTATAAAATTCATATTCAGATTCTACTAAATTTAATCCTAGTGATGAACCATCATAAGATGATATTGTTCTAGTATATAAAACATCGTTTAATGTTTTTTCATCAAATAAATTAGTCGTCGAAAAACCTAAATTTTCTGATAAATTTTTTAATAAAATATCAGGTAAATTATTGATACCATCATAACTTACATTTCTCATGTAAGCAATGTTATCAATATATTTTTTTACATTATCAAAACTTTGTCCGTATAATTGAAAAACATTTTGAGCTCTTTTATCTTCCGTATCAAATTCAAACAATTGAGGTGAGGATAAAAATCTAACCACAATGTTTGATTTATAGTTATCTACTTCATCTGATATTGTTTTTAAATTTTCAACATATGTTTCAAATTCTAAACCTGTAATCGCAATATTCCACCCATCACTAGATAATGGCCAATTATATTCAACATTTTGTAATGTTATACTTGAACCGTCATCACTATTTGAAGGTATTTCAAATCTAGAAGAATAAATTGGCACAGTTTCTCTATTCAAAAGAGATTCTTCAATATCATCTAAATCAGAAAAAAAATCTTCAACTATACCATCATTAGGTCGGATTATAAAATTTTTATTATATGATGTTTCTGAATTAAATGGATTTCCATTAACAACTAAGATTATTTCATTAGATGAATTTGATTCAGTATAATTAATTATTGGATAATTTTCATTATTAACTAATATAACATATTTCGTATATGATGAATAAAAATTTCTTATCTCATTTTCTGTAGGTAACTTTATTAAACTATTAGGTGTGATTAATGAAATATCAAATGGATTAAAAATTTTACTCTCTTGAATATAAAAAGTTGTTCTATTTAAACCATAATCATATGTTATATTATATGCTGAATATGAATTATTCGAAATTGGGCCAGATGCTTTTATTTCAAATCCACTAGGAAACTTATTTATAATTTTAGTTATCGATACTAATAACCTTTCTTTTAATGACCCAAATAAAGACTTATCTGCATTCCTTTTATTTGTTTTAAAACGAATAGAATTTTTTTTATTTTTTTGTCCTGTTGGTTCAATTAAATCAATATTTTCTTTTTTATTGATGTCCTCTAATGTCACAAATTCTGAAAATGGTTCAGACCTAAAAGATTTCTCATCTTTTTCTGGTATGATTTTATCTATTTCAAATACAGTATTAGCAAGCGAAGGACTACCTGTTGTAATTTGTCTTCCAACTAAATTATCATTAAATGTTTCTGACCCATTGGCCGCTTGATTTGGTACTTTTCTATTCGCCATTATTCAGTAATAGTATCAAAATTTAAAGTTTCATCAATATCAGTTCTTTCTTCACGAATTTCATATAAAGTTTCATTTAATTCGTCCTTAACTTCATAAAGATTATACTGTTTATATATATTATTATTATTATCATAAATCGTATAAATACCTTGAGACACCGCCTTACTTTGATTACCATATAACGCATGTGCTAATGTTGTGGTATCATGTTCAACCATTTCAACTTCAATTGTTGTTGGATTTAAAAAAGTGTTAGTTAATATAATTTTTTGTGAAGGTAATCCAATAAAAGGTACCGTATTAGGTTTATTTGAAGGTGCAGATGATGGTGTAACTGTTAAAAATAAAAAAGATGTGACTTGTTCACTATATTGGTATCTTATGGATTTATCACTAGTACTAGTTAAATTTGAAACTATAGGAGTACAATAAAACGAAGACGTAACTATTCTATAAAAATTAGGTATTTTTTTATTATCTGAACTGTTTATATATTCAATTCGATAACCAACTAATCCTTGTGATGTAAATTTATTTCTATCTGTTACTGAAACATTACTTAAATCAATAATTAATCCTCTAACAGAAGGTAAAGACGCCAAAATACCACAATCAGTTATTGTTGTTCTTATTTGTTTAGGTCGAATATGTATTGTATATACACCTAATTCTGAAAAATCTGCTGATGATAATTTTAAATTATATAATCCACCTAATATTTCAACATCCGGCGCGGAAGAATCATCTGTCGTATTCACGTTATGAAAAACAGGTGTTAAAACATCGGATGAATTTAATCTTTTTAATTCTGCGGTTACGTCACTAGTTCTTCCGGGAACGTAGTGATAATATATTTCAACATCTTCCGGTGAAACATCTGATGGTCTAATTATTCCGTATGATCCCTGAGCCATTTTTTTATTTTTTTTATATGTTATTAATAAATATAAATCTTATTGTTTTTTTATATTAAAATATCCATTACCATATATATTTAATTCACCAATGTTATCTATTTCAGATAATCTTAAAGTTTTTTCTAAAACACCTTGTTTACCTCTTTCAACAAATATATCAGAAAAAATCGTTGGTTCGTCAATAAAACCGATAAAATGTTCATTTCTAGTTAATACAAGATTAATAACTTCTTCTTTAGTATAACCTGATGTTGATCCTGTTATTACTGTTATACCATCACTAAAATCTTTATAGGAAAGACCATCTATAGTGTAACCACTATATGTTAATCCAGATTCAGTACCTGTTATCACACCAGAATATGTATTTGAACCATAAAGTTTTTTTTCATTAATTCTACTACTACCTATCGAGGCAAAATTAAATGTTGTATTTCCTGTTATATTATTTCTCGTATGGTCTAAATTATTTATATAATCTAACGTTTGATTAGTAATAGTTGTATATGGTATTGTGAAACCACTAAATGTACCCAAAGGGTTTGAAATCGTTATATTTGAGGGTACTGTTATATTTTTTGATAATTTAAAATCTAACCATGGTGTATTAAGTGATATTGTAACTATTTTAACACCTGAAGATGAATATGTTTTAGTTACAGAATTTAGTGTTGTTCCAACATGTGCCGTAAATGTACTTGTTGTTGAATCACCCCAATCAACTGTAAAATTAATCTCATTAATTTCTGATACTTTACTTGTATCTACTGTATTATATACTTGTACCGTGTTACCTGATTGAGTGTACGAGAAATTACATACTTGTTCAACTTGATGTATATTTCCATCAAACCCAACCATAACACCCATTTCATCAACTGATGATTCTAAAAATATCGGAATTTGATGACTTTCTAAAGCGGTCGATTCATTAATAGACATCCATGTTGATCCTGACCACATATAATACCCTTGAGGTGGGTTATTTGATATATTATATACAATATCACCATTTAATGGTGGAAGATTTACTGAATCAGTCCATGGGATTAAATTATTAAAATAATCATACCAATAACGTCCTGTTAAAGAATGTAATTTAATTTTCGGTATATTTTTTCTTAATAATTTATATGAGTTTTTTTCCATTATAAAAATCTTTCATAAAACACTATCGGATTATTAGACTGTCCTATTCTACTACCTAAAGAACCATTGAATTCAAAAATTTCATAGGTATAGTTTGATCTATCTATAATTACTTTATAATATAAATCATTTTCTTCAATTATTACACCGTTAGGTGTTTTTGTTTTATTTGTAAAATCAAATATATTTCCTGTTTTTGAATTATAAAATTTAGCGGTCATATAAAATGTATTTCCTGTTAAATTAGTTTCATCAAACATTGTGTCATCCATAAACCAAAAAAAATACATATTCTCTTTATTTTTATAATTAGATCCAAAAAAAACAGGAAAAAATATATAGTCATTAAATGGAATCGATCCACCATTTGTGGTGCCTGAATAAAAAACTTTTTCACCTAATGGTACAGATAAATTTTTAGAAAAAACTAATCTTCTATTAGAAATATTTGGTGATTCATCATTAGATGTTTTATAAAATTCTAATCTAAAAAAACTTTCACTTAATTGTTTTAACATTAATGCGTTTTCTTCTAATGAAATATCCATTAATCTATAATCTTGTTCGTATGTAACACCAGTTATAATTAAATCAACAGGACTTATTGTTTGATAAGAATACTTACCAAAATAAAAATAAAACCATATATCTGATTGACTAAAATTATTAGAATTTATATATGGTTTATGTGAATACCTAATAGTTTCATAATTTTCAGTTGGATTAATAATTTGATATAATATCTCTTTTTCCATTATCTCAGCATTATCTGTCCATCCTAAATCAGTTTTAAATGTTTGTTCACTATTTAAAATTAAATTCTGATCACTATTTTTTCTTAATAATTTCATTTTAACAATTAATTCTTATTATTTTCTTTAAACTGTCTTGTTTATTTGTGTATTGTTGTTCATTCTTTAAATAAAAATTAATATCATTTTTAACATAATGGATGTTATTCATAAATGGATAATTTGTACCATATCCTTCAGGGTCAATAAATCCATGGTCATAAAGATCTCTCCATTTCCATAAACCCTCATTTTCAAAATATTTAGCGTTTTGTGGTAAACCATATATTTCATTCGTTACCGATGTTTCAATATATGGTGAAAGTTCTCTAAGTTTTACTTTATAATGTGGTTGATAATATAATCCTACTTTATTATTAATCGAAACACCTGAATATGTTGAAGAATCATCTTGATTATGGTCAAAAACATTTAAAGGTGATGTTAATTTATGAAACGCTTCACTAATGACTCTTTCTTTTAATTCAGATTTGTTGTATTCAATAAACGCACCAATTAATGTGGTACCTGTCGTTATTGTTGAACCAGAGGTGAAAGTTATTCCAGATTTAACAAATGTTCCATATGGAACAGTTGTCTCCATTGAAGTACTACCACTAAAATGGTTGTCTACCCATGTATCATGAAAATTAAATTTATATCCAACTTTATATGGGTAATCAAAATATCCATTTTTATTTTTAAAAATAATAGATACATAAACATCAGTGGGTAAATAACCTAAATTATTTGTTAAATTTGTTAATGAAAAAGGTGTTTTAAAATCATAAATTAAAGATTCCATTCTATTTCTAAAAACTACTTTATTATTTTCACCTGCACTATTTTTAAAAATCAATTTTTTTTCATCTTCCCAAATTGAAGATTCGAAACCTATATTATCAAGAATAAACGCGTCACCCATTGTTAACACTTTATGTTTGTGTACATAATATTCTGATAAAGTTTCATTTAATTTATTTTTATTAATACATCGTTTACCTAAAATAACTGTAGATAATGTTTGACCAACAGGTATTTCAGATTTATTAATTTCTAAAGTATAATTTTCAGAGTTAAATAAACCGTCACCAACCGAAATAACCGAAAAGGTTCTACCTGATAACGGTACCGAATTATTTAAAGTACCTCCCGATATCACAATGTATTCACCTTCATTAATTCCATGATAAACAGGACTTGTAAAAATATATGTTTTCTTTGTTTCAGTTACTCTAAATGGTATTCCATCTTGTGCCGTAAAACTATAAACGGTATTACCAGTTAAAGTATATTTCATAGGGTGTGTTGTATCACCAGAGTAAACATATGATAAACAAATATTCCAATTATGATACGGTGCGGTTGATTGTGTTATTTCAACATGTTCATTTCCCCCATATACTATTATATTTTGAGTAAAAGCTGAAAGAACAGAAGTTGTTACAGGACTGTTAATTTCTCTTTTTACATCATTTCTTAAGAATGCGAATTCATTATATGGTATATAACCGTCAAAATTAATTGCATCGTCATTTATTAAATAAAGATTTTTTTTCAATGGTTGATATCCCGTAGACCCACTATATAAATTACGGAAAACCATTTTTAATTTTCCGTGAACCTTATAGTATGTACTTTCGTTTCGTTCTTTTGTAAAAAGAACTGAGGTATCTAAAATCGTAGTTCTTTCACCTTCTCTAAGTAAATTTTTAGTTTCATCTAAACCTATTTTTAAATTTAAATCTTCATCTGTTGACCCAAAGAATTTTTTAGATGGTAATATTATTTGTTTCTTTTCCATTATTCAGTTGATGGGAATGCACCTAAAGGTCCAAATCTTTTTATAAATTTATCAACACCTGTGTTTCCTGGTCTTAAACCAAAATAAAATAAAAAAGGTGTTGATAAAATTTGTTTATTTCCATTATAATAATTTTCCGTTTTTTTTATTAAAAAATAAATAGTGTTATTCCAATTTTTTGTTTCCCACGTTCCAGCGCTACCATATCTTGTATATAATATACCTGATGTTGGATTTGATTCTGTACCACCAGTTACCCATAAATAGGTAAATCCAGGATATTGTGTGTCATATGATGTATGATTATCCGTAAAAGTATCTTCAATGACATCAAATTCTAAAAAATTTTCTATTTCATCTGCAGGTATTGTTGACCCTGTTATTGTTAAACCACTAAATGTATATGTGATAGGTGGTAATAAATATTTATCTGATGGGTTATCCGTAACACCCGTTAAATTATAACCATATGTCATTCCTTGTAATGGTTGGACTTGTATACTACTATAATCCCACGCTTGATTATCTTTTGTACCATCATTATATGGACCAAACCCTGTCCCCTTTTTATCCCATAAATAAAAAGGTATTTGTTGTGAAGATTCTGTTAATCTACCCACATCATTTAAACAATATCTTACTTTAGTTCCATCATCATCAAATTGCATGGTAATAGGTAATGGTCCCCAAATATTTGTACCTCCAGTAAATACATTTGGATATGTTTCAGGGTCTAAATTTTGATAAGAATACCCTAAGTATTTTTGATTTTGTAAGTTAAATTGTTCAATACCAACTTCATTATTAATTGATATGAGTTGAAGAATATCCCCATCTAATACTTGATTAGTAAAACCATAAGATAAAAAACCAGTGTTATCAAATAGATCGTTTATACTAAAACCATCTTTAATTTCAACATCCATTCTATAATTAATAGCTAATCCAAGTAGTTCACCAAAATCTTGGAACGATGTTGGTCCTATTGATCTAACAACAGAACAACTAGGGTCTAAAGTTTCATCGGTACAAATTTCTTTAATGAATTCATCTCTTGGTCCTAAATCAACCATTGTAGTTGGATGACCTAATCTTTTCATATTAGAAAATGTACTATTTCCAACTAAAGTACCTGATGAATTAGTGATAGTTGAACGATAATAAAATCTTTTAACAGATTCACCTGTTATCGCCTCACTTACTTTATAGTATAATAAATCTTTACAATAATTTGTTCTATTAACATTTAATTCTAATGATGATTCGTTTTTCCACCTAACTTTTGATTTGAATTGGAAAAAATATAAAGAACCACTTAACCAATTGTCAATAAAACCATAATTAACAATTCCACCACAAAACAAAAGACCAACTCTTTTCCTTCTTCTATATTCTTTTAATATTTCGAAAATCCTTATTGAATTTTGTGTTCCAGGTATAAAATTGAAAACACCATTACTAAATTCCGTATACGCTTTTCCATCAGTATCTGCAGGTGTGTTTGGTGAATATGTTTCACCATCATATGATATCGGTAATCCGTAATTATCGTTATTTGATAATCTTGTTGCAACAATATTCGCCCCTAATGGTAAAGTTCCTTCAGTATATGGTGTTCTTCCTTCACCAACATAATACGTTTCAACAATATTTTCATTATATGGTACATCATATAAAGAACAACCTTCTTCTATTTGTATTGTGGTGTCTTGTTCACTTTCAAATTTATTTTTATCTCTTATATCACAATTATATGTTATAGTATTATTAAATATACCTTGTGGGTCATTAAATGTTAAAGTATATCCAGTACAATTATTTGAAATATCTAAATATTTTGTTATTTGAAATCCAGTATCACTAGATGAATTTACTGTAGATAATCCAACATTTATTATTGTAGAACCCATAGTGTACGTTAACACATAGTTATTTTGATTATTAACAAAATTTTGTGCTTTATTACACTGAGAAGTACCTGTAATTAATGTTGTACCACTACATATTGGTGAAGCATACTGAGTTGTTTCATCATATTGGTCATTATTTACATTTAAAACTCTATTAGTTTCATTACTTGTTCCACTAATTGTTATTGTCCCAACTTTACAATAATCAATATCCTCATCTATTTCTCTGGTACCATATTCATTTTCACCATTACATTCTTCACATTCAGGATAGTTTATTAAATATAATTTTCTTTGTGTACTATTTTGAAAACGGTATGCAAATTTTCTTATAACTTTTGATAATGATTTTATTGGAAAAAAATCAACAGCATCTGATAATCCATGTAAAATATAAGATACTGTATTAGTTAAAGAAAATGTGAGTAAATTTATCAAATGTTCAAATAACAATAAAACATCAGAAATTAGTAACTGAAAAGAATAATTTTTAAAACCAAAATTTACTGGTGGTGTTAATGTGTTACTAGAACAATCATTTTCTTCTGTTGGAACTAAATCTTTTAAACCAATAAATTTATTTTTAAATGATAATGATTTAAAATATGAACTTTGGAATGAAGAAACAGTATAAACTTTATTATAGTTTAATCTAAAAAAATAATCTTGTGGATAATAAAAACCACCATCATTATTTAAAATATAGTTTTCAACTGCGTGTTGTGGATAATCATCATAATTAGTTGAAAATGAATATGACTTATCTTTAAAATCATCATATTCTCTAATGTTTGGTACTAAATAACTAGCGTTACCTCTAACTCTTTCAAGTCCTTCATTCGATAAACTAAATCTAAATCTATAACAAGCGGATGTTGCAATACCTTTGTTTGAATCATTTGTATATTCTTGTTCACCAAATTCATTAGTATAAAGATAATCCATGTTCATTGGAAGTGAAAAAATAAATGAACCATCTTCATCAATTTCCCCGTTTAAATCGAAATTTTCAAGTATAGGTCTGTACTCATTATCTTTCCTGTTTGTAAATCTAATAGATTCAACTATACCTGTTTTTGTTGTTAAATCACATTTAGTCCCCATCTTTCCTCTTGGAGAACAATTTTTATTAACTGAATTTTTTCCTGTATCTGTAAATGTACCTCCAATAAGATATGCCTTTGGTTCAATTCTTATTCCCTTATTTGATAAATCAAAATCAGTTCTTGTTATACCAATTTCACATAATTCTTCATTACCCCAAAATGGATAAACATCTATTGTTTGGTCGAATGTTACAATTTGTGGTAGTGAGTCAATATCTTCAGATGTTTTAAACGTATATTCATTTTTAAAAGAATCTACACCAATACCTTGACGAATAAAATCATCAGGTCTTAAAGAAAAACAGCCAACATCAGAAAGGTCAGTATCAACATGAATTGTTTGTGTCCCAATAGGAACCCCCCAAATCATGAAATCACCAGAGTTATTAGTTTTTACGGTATATTTATAATACTTTTCATAAACTTCTAATATTTCTTCTCTATTTAAAACATCTTTTTGGTCAGGAAAAGTTCCAGTTGGTGAATGTCCACCATGTTGTTTTCTTGATGGTAGTAAATTGTACCTATATCCATTTTCGTTTTTATCTGAAATGTCTGTATATGGATATAATTGAGATATAACGGGGTCTTCTTTATCTTCCTCTGTAATGGGTATAAATATAGACACCCTAGCATTAGGTACACCTAAACCATTGTTAACTGAAATTCTACCCACAACAACTCCATAGTCGGAGCACATAGAGGTATATATATCTGATTGTGTAAATTTAAGTGAAAGAATTTCCAACAAATCAAAATCGTTTTTAAGTTCAACAATAATTTTTTGGTCAAATCCGATCCTCGTTGAAATTCTGTGTTTCTGCATTTATATTTATTTTATAAAATATATCTATAATTTTTATATTATTAAATATTTTTAATTAAAATGTTGTTGATCCTAATACTTTTGTTCTAATTCTTATATTTTGATTTGGAAATCTAATCTGATAAATTTGATTGGATTTCATGAAAATTGTCATATCAGATTGTCTAATTTCTTTTGTTGAATTATCGATATATGATTGTGAAACTTCTGCGCTTGAATATTCTCCACCAGTTAAATTATATACCCTTGTATTAACAACATTAATTACACCGTTAATTTGTCCTATCGTTCTATTTAAATCACCAACAAATAATGGATCACCCATTTTACGTTTTTCTATACTAAAATAATCAATTATTTCTTGTATTGTGTCTGTGATTATTTCTGTAGCGCTATTATTTTTATCTATAGCTAAGTCAACTTCAATTTTAAAATCAACAACTTGTCCACTTTCAATATCAATAAAATCATTTATCATTCGATATTCAGATAAATAATTTAATATATTATCTTTTAATGTATTAGAAACGACATCAGATAAATTACCATTTTCATCATATGATAATAATTTAATTTTTATTTTATTATCTTCTTCCATCACATTAACTTTTGCAGGTGCACCATAAGTTGAGGGCATGGTTTCTATTAATGACTTATAATCGTTTAATGTTACAGCTCTATTTTGTGCTGCAAAGTTGAAACCAATCATATTTCTAATCTCTTCTATTGTAGGGATATCTGCCCCACCAACTGCGGGTGTAATATTTGTAACAATTAATGATTGTGAAACTTGGGTATTAGTAGATGTATTAGGACCATTAATAACAAAATCAACATCATCGATATTTGTAATAACATTAACACCAAGATTAGTGTCTTTACCTCCACCAATTCTATACTTGACAAATAAAGTTGTTCCGACTTTAGGTATCATACCTAATGACATATTATTTAAATAGGTACTTAAATTAACTTTCATAGAACCTGTCATATAATCATCTAAGTTACTTACTGGGTCAACATTACCGCTACCAAAAGTTAAATAAAAATAATTTTCTGGTGTATATTCTGTAATAAATTTATTTGTTACACTAATATATTTACCGGCCCTAAAATTATCAGTATCTGAAACACTAGTTGGGTCAGTTATGAATACTTTATCTTGTACTAAAGATTTTACTTCATACCATTTATTTGTAACATCTAAAAATTCTGAATTTGTTGGATTACCCCCAAAAGATGTTCCATCTTTATGAATTACCGATGTAACACCTAAAATATTTTGTTCAGGTAAATAAATTTTTAAAAATGGTTTTTGGTCAACTTCAGTAATTACTTTTCTGAAAATTCTTGTCACTCCATTTATAACTGGTTCTCTTTTTATTATAGTATAAGATATTAGTGTATTATTACCATCAAAATTTGGTATCTTTAATCTATTGGGTTCTCCTTTACTATTGAATGGATTTGAAAAGTCTATATCTTCTAATGTTTCAAAAGATTGTCCTCCACCTGAAACTTGTGCACCTGACTTTATTACTCCCAAATAACTTTCATTCTCTTTATCACCTTTGACAGGTACATTTATTGAAAAATCACATAACGCTACTGATGGTCTATTTCCAGGAATTTTTAATCCATATGTTTTTGCAATATGGAATAATGATTGTCTTTGTTGAGCAAAATCCAATATAGTTTCTTGCCAAACTCTATCAATATGAAAATGTAAATTATCTGCAACCGCAGCATTTAAATCTAATAAAACAGAATAAATAGATGCATCATTAGTGTTTTTAACTAAATCAGGATAATATTGTTTGGTTAAATTAACTAATTCTTGTCTTAACCCAGCGAAATCTCTAGTCGCATATGAAATTTTCTTTCCCATATTATATATTGATAATTATAAAATCTGATGAACTAAATGGTTCGTTATTAATGTCATAATCAATTCTAACCTTAGCAGTATAAGGTTTTGTAGAATTACTTGATACTCTGAATAATCTACTATCACTTTCTTCGCTAACGCTTGAAAGTTCCTCTGTATCTTGATCAGCTTGTACTATTCTTATTTCTGTTATATCTAAATTTGGAATAAATTTTTTAACTGTTGTTCTAATTTCATCCTCAATCATTTGAAATGTAACAGAATCGTTTGGTTCAAAAATATATTCATAGAGTCTTGTACCGAAATCAGGTAAATAATACCTTGTCCCTCTTCTAGTTAATATTAAATGTAACAAATTCGCTCTTATTTCTCTGTCAGGCGTTTCAGTCATATTAAAAAATGTACCTCTTCTACTTTCATTAAAAGGAAAATCTATACCATACGTTTTTGCCATATAAAATATTATATTATTTGTTTATAAATATTATAATAATAAAAAACCCAACTTTAAGTTGGGTTTTAAGATAATTTGTGTTTTGATATTCGCCCCCTGTATTTTCAAAACATAGAAGCTTAAGGTACGCCTTAACGACAGTAGACTACTTTGAGGGAGCCTCCCATATATTTACGAACTACAACCTTCACAATCAAATAATGAATCAGTTGGTTTAATGGGTTCTATTATATTAGTATCATTTTTTATTACAAATGTATTAACACTGGAAGTGTCAATACCTAAACCTTTTAATGGGTCAACCGCTGACCTTGTTCTTAAATAATACATACCTGTTTTTAATCCAAGTTTCCACCCATAGATATGTGCTGCTAATAATTTTTGTTTTGTAACATTATCAATAAATAAATTTAACGATTGTGATTGGTCAATATATACTGAACGATTTGATGCCATCATAAGAATTCGTTTCTGTGACATTTCCCAAACAGTTTTAAATATTTCTTTTATGTCTGTTGGAATTTCAGGTATATTTTGTACTGAACCATTTTCAATAATTAATTTCTTTTTTATATCTTCTGACCATAAATCCTTTTCTAATAACATTTTTATTAAATGTTTATTTATCATTACAAATTCACCACTTAATGTTCTCCTCGTATATAAATTTGTAGTGAATGGTTCAAAAGCCTCATTATTTCCTAATATTTGTGCAGTTGATGCGGTCGGCATTGGTGCAACTAAAAGTGAATTTCTAACACCATGTTTTAAAATTTCTTCCCTTAATGATTTCCAATCCCATCTACCACTATTATCTTCGTCTTTTTTATTCCATAATTGGTATTGAAAAATTCCTTCAGATAGTGGAGAACCATTAAATGTTTCATATGAACCATTTTTTTGTGCCAAATCTTTTGAAGATGTTAATGCTGCAAAATAAATTGTTTCAAAAATCTCTATTTGTAGTTTATCTGCTTCATTACTTTCAAATGGTAATGATAATAAACAAAAAACATCAGCTAAACCTTGTACACCAATACCAATCGGTCTATGTCTCATATTTGAAGTCATAGTTTCCTTTGTTGGATAAAAATTTAAATCAATAACATTATTTAAATTTTTAACTACTTGATATGTGTATTCATATAATAATTTATGATTAAAAACATCATCAGTAATATACTTTGGTAAAGCTATGGATGCTAAATTACAAACGGCCTGTTCTTCTGGTGAACTAAATTCTATTATTTCGCTACAATTAAATGTTTTTAATCCTTGTGAAATAAAAATATGTTCGTTATTATAAATTGTTGGGCAATAAACATCTTCTTTTCCTACATAATCAATTGAAATGACTTTATAACCTTTTTTTGTATTGTTTCTATACGTTTTATTTTCTAATTTAATACCTTTTCTATCTAAAAAACCCGTGTTTTCATTTAAAACAAGAGCATCGTTTTTATTACCAATAATCAATCTAAAACAATCTTTACATTTAAAGTATTTTTTTCCACCTTTTCCATCTGGTAATAAATTGTACGATTCTTTTCTCAATAACCTAATTGATGTTTGTAAACCTAAATTATTAAATAAAATTTGTAATTCTTTTAAAAAATCAATATTAATATCTGTATATGATATTTGTATAGGGTTTCCTTTACTATTACTAACATGTACTGTACCATCAGCATATAATAATCCTCTTAAATAACTCCATTGTGTTTTTTCATTTGATGACCAAATCCAATTTGGAATATATCCTTTTTCAAATTTTAAATCTTTTTTAAAAAACTGTGATGTTAATCTTTTCTTTTTAACTGTTGAGAACTTAACTTCACAATTAATAAATTCACCACCTTTATTTGAATATCTCGGAGTATAATCATATTTTTTATAAAGATTAGAAACTGATTTCTCTATTTCATCTATTAAATCAAAGTCATTTTCCCATATATCAAAATAAAGAGTGTTAAGTGATTGTGTCCCATCTGATTGATATAAACCAAGTAAAAAAGCCTCTTCAGTCATTTCAACATTACCAAATAATCCTTTTTTTGTTTGAATTGGTATCTTATCACCTATTTTTAAATCTTTACATTCAACACGAGTTATATTATTTCTTGAATCAACAATAGGTATACCGTGATATGGTGTTACTTTATGTTCCATACCATTTTCTAATGTTATTTTATACACATCTTCATTTTCCCCACGTTTAATCATTTTAGATGATTTAACGATTTCAGAGTCATTAAAAAGTTCCAATTCTTCATCTATTTCATGAAGTTCTTTTGCAGTTAAATATCCTTTTGTTGTTACTACTCTTTGGTCTCCAGTTATACAAAGATTAGAAGATTTAATCGTACCTAAATTTTTTTGGTTTGATTTATAATTAGCGGCATCTTTATATAACATGTACGGTGTACCAGTTTCTATTTGTGCAGTTAAAATTGCATCCATTAATTTTCTAGCCTTAACTACTTTTCTTGCTCTCCCTTCTTTTTCATACTTCTCATACAATTCTGTAAATTCTTGTGTAAACTTATATGGGTCATCATAAACATCAGATAATCCTGGTGCTTCGTCAGGTGAAAATAATGACCAATCTCCATCTTCTTCTACACGTTTCATAAACAAATTAGGAGTCCACATTGCTAAAAATAAATCTCTTGCTCTTAATTCTTCTTTCCCATGATTTTTTCTTAAATCAATGAATTCAAAAATATCTGAATGCCATGGTTCAAGATAAACAGCAAAAGAACCTTTTCTCTTCCCTCCATTATGAACTAAACAAGACGTTAAAGTATATGAAGGATCTTCGTCATTTTCTTTTATTTTTAAATCATAAACTTTACCATCGTAATTGTCTAACATTTTTACACTTGTAATTCTAGTGTAAAGAATATTATCCCATATTATCCAATTTTTTTTGGTTATTTCTTCAACATTTAATAAAGTTGCAAGTTCATTAAATGAAGGTATTCTTAAATCACAAGACAGTGTAAATTCTTGTGTACAACCATTTTCTTTTAAATAAACACTATTATTTTCTCTATTACTCCATTTACCATATGTTGGTACACCAAATCTAAGTATTTGATAGGATATATCTTCAATTAAAGATTCACTAGTATTATAGAAATGAATTTCATTTTTTCTATAAACACCACCGTCCGATTTAATTAAACCTAAAATTATTTTTATTGATTTTTTTAATGGTAAATGTGAATATTTTTTATGTATTCGTTTTTTCTTCTTATCATCATAAAGTTGTTCATATGATAACCAAGATAATTTAGATAAAGAGAATCTAATAGAAAGATATGGTTTATCACTTATAGTGTATTCCCAAAAATTTATATCTTTTTTAGATAGATATTTTTTAACAAAATCAACTTCTTTATCATTTGTTAATTTATTGAATGATATCCCCACTTCATTTTTAGAAATATGTCCATCACCTAATAATAATCCATAAATAAATGCATCATCTTCTGTAAAATCATCAACATCAATAATTTCTTTTGGTATTGGTTTACCAATAAAATCACCAACTTTATATTCTCCACTATCTATCCAATCAGGTGAAACTATTCCCTTTTCTAATTGATTAAGGTAATCACTATTTTCTCTAGAAATCCTATTATAGGTATTTTTAAAACCAAATAGTGGATGTCCATCTGTTAAGATTAATGGTTTTAATGATGATTTTGTTTCAATTTCAATCATACCACCATTTTGTTGATAACAAAAAACTTCTCCAACTTCAGAATATTTTCTTTCTTTAGTTAAAACTAAATCACCACTTTTAATTTCATCTATTCTTTTTATACCTTCACTAGTGTATAATAATGTTTCAGGAGAAAAACACTGGTTGATCCAACGAGCAACTTCATTATATGTCTTCATCATTGGAATAAGTCCGTCAGATTCACCACCAGTCCCTTTTATATATGACCCCTTACCTCTAACATCATGAACATGTAATCCAATTCCACCAGCCCATTTTGATATTTTAGCAACATCTTTTATTGTATCAAATAAATTATCGATATCATCACCTTTATTTGCAACTAGAAAACAAGAAGACATCTGAGGTCTTACTGTTCCTGCGTTAAATAATGTCGGTGTTGCGTGAGTATAGTATTGTAATGAAAGGTCATCATATATTTTAAGTGCCATTTCAATATCTCCATTACATATCCCTACGGCAACTCTCATGTACATATATTGTGGTCTTTCAACTATTTTTGAACCATTTTTTAAAAGATATGAACGTTCAAGTGTTTTAATACCAAAATAATCAAAATCAAAATCTCTATCTTGTTTAATTGCGTTGTCTAATATTTCTTTATTTTGAATAACAAATTGATAAACATCATTTGCAATTAATGATGTTTCTTTACCTGTTTTTGATTCAACAAACGAATATAATTCTTTAATAGATTGTGAGAATTTTTTTGGTGTTGTTTTATGTAAATTAGATACCGCTAACCTTCCTGCTAATTTTGCGTAATCAGGATGTGTTGTCACAAGTGAAGCCGCAGTTTCTGCTGCTAACGTATCTAATTCATTTGTAGTAATACCATCATATATCCCTTGTGTTACTTTTAAAGTAATTAATGTTGGATCAATATATTCTTTATCTAAATCATCACAAAAATATTGTATTCTTTTTGTAATTTTATCATATCTCATTTCCTCTAAGGAACCGTCTCTTTTTTTTACCTTCATTTTTTATTAAAATTCTATGTCGTCAATATTATTTATGTCATCAATTGAACTATTAGTCATAATTCCTGCTTTTTGATATTCGGCAACTCTTTTTTCAAAAAAATTAGTTTTACCTTGAATTGCTATGTTCTCCATAAAATCAAATGGATTTGCAGTGTTATAAACTTTAGACACACCTAAAGAAACTAATAATCTGTCAGTAACAAATTCTAAATATTGTGACATTAATTTTGAATTCATACCAATAAGACTAACAGGTAAAGATTCAAGAATAAATTCTTTTTCAATTTCTAATGCTCCACATATAACTTCTTTAATTCTTTCATCCGTTAATTTATTAGTTATATGGTTCATATATAAATGACAAGCAAAATCACAATGCATACCTTCATCCCTTGAAATAAGTTCATTGGAAAAAGTTAAACCAGGCATTAATCCTCGTTTTTTTAACCAAAAAATAGAACAAAAAGAACCTGAAAAAAATATACCTTCAACTGCTGCAAATGCAACTAATCTTTCAACAAATGATTCAGAATTAATCCATTTCATTGCCCAATCAGCTTTCTTCTTAACAGATGGTATTGTGTCAACTGCATTAAATAAATGGTTTTGCTCTGATTTATCTTTTATATATGTGTCAATTAATAATGAATATGTTTCACTATGTATATTTTCCATCATTATTTGAAAACCATAAAAGAACTTTGCTTCAGTATATTGTACTTCATTAACAAAATTCATAGCTAAATTTTCATTTACAATACCGTCTGATGCTGCAAAAAACGCTAATACGTTTTTAACAAAATATTTCTCATCATCGTTTAATTTATTTTCCCAATCAGTGATATCTTGACCTAAATCAATCTCTTCAGCGGTCCAAAAACACGCTTCTTGTTGTTTATAGTAGTTCCAAATATCGTTATGTTCGATAGGAAAAAGGACAAAACGTCCCTTGTTTTCTTCTAAAATTTTTTCAATCATTTTAATATATTTTTTTAATTACGGTTTAACATTTCTTGTCTTTGTTTAAAGACCTCTACTGCCCTATTCATGTTAGTTTTTACTTGTTCTTCTTTATGTCCAAGTAATGTTGTCTGTGTTTCTGTATCTATTTCAAGTAATTTATTATCAAATTTACAATTATTCCATATAACACCATCTTGTCCAATACGTGACTTTAACAAAGTTAACGTAGCTAAATTGTGTTCTTTTTGTTCCATTGTTTTACCGATAGACAAAACAATATGACCAATTTGTGCCTTTTTTATGGAACCCCCCATTTGATTAGTTGTGACAACTTCAGAAGAAATTGAATTTCTATTTCCTTGTGTTGCCGTCCATATTGCAATATTAAATTCACTTGTCATTGATTCTAAACTCCTCATTACCGATCCCTCACCTTTCCATTCTTCGTTATAATTTGTTTTTTCAGGTACAATACAATCAACATAATCTATAACTAATAGATCGACCTTTTTACCATCAGAAATGTGTTTTCTAATTCTAGATTTAATATCAGAAATAGTTACTGAATCACTTGGTAATTTTAATAAACTTAGTGAACCTTTACTTCTTTTTTTAACCCCATTAATCATTTCTTTCACTTCTTCCCTTCTATGAGATTGTTCATCAGGTTCAATACCCGACCAAATGGTAAAATGTTTCCTTTTTATATTTACTTGATTATCTTCAAAAAATATTTGTAAAACATGAAAATCATGGTTATACGCTGAATTAGAGAACTTAGTTAACATACTAGTTTTTCCAACTCCTGTTGGTGCCAGTACTATTCCAAGTTCACCCCTACCTATACCACCTTTTAACATGTTATCAACACCACTAATACCTGTTGGTAAGGTTTCTCTATTAGTCCCGTCTAAAGCAACATCTATATCATCAAATATATCAGTTGATTCTTCTACAGGTAATCCAACCTGTAACGCTTTTTGTATGATATTTTCAATGGTAGGATATTCATGAAATTTACCGTTATCAATTATTGAATTTATTTTTTTTAATTCCTTTTTTAAATTCTGTTGTTTACAAAAATTTAATGCCTCATCTTTAACTATTTCAGTTTCTTCTTTATTATTTTTAATGCCTTCTAAAGTATCTAAATGAATTCTACCATTTTCTATAGAATTAAATTCAGAAGTCATCTTTAATGATAATGATTCAAAATTTGGTGTTTTAGAATACTTTGTATAATATTCTTTAATATTTTCACAAATGAATCTAAATGAAACATTGTCGAAATATTTACTCTCAATTACATCTATTATTTGTTCACCATACTTTTTATCCTCTATAATTGCTCTTAATAAGGATTGTTGAAATAATGTACCAAGAGTACCAAAATTTTTGTCGTTCATTTTATTTTTTTTAAAGTTCGTAATTTAAATATGTTGTTTCCAATTCTCTTGAAGATAAAATATCTGTAAGGTCAGTTAAATATCTTTTTAGATATGGTCGAATATCTACGGTATATCTTACTTTTGGATGTAGAAAATAAGCCGGAAATATTCTCTGAATAAATACGTCCTCATTTATTTTAATCTCAAGTAAAAAGTTCTCCTTGTCTCTATTTTCTGTTTCTTCCACATTTTCTAAACCACCATAATATTCGTAGTTTTCATATAGAAAATCAGAACTTTTTATTACCAAATGTTCAGATATTTCTTCACAAATATTTTTTACATATTCGTGTAAATCCATAGATCTTAATGCTTTTGGATTGTAATCTTTAACATTAAAGTATCTTTGTACAACGATGTTTCCTTCTAAACTTAAAAGGAACTCAAATTTAGTTAAATCTTGATTATTCATGTGTTTTTATTTTTATTATTTTTTTATTTTTTTCTTTTCGTATTAATCTTAGAAATGGATTTAAAAAATTAACCCATGCATCGTCAGATTTTGCTAATAAAAGATGTAACCCATCTTCCATCATCATTTTCATTGTGTTTTTATAAGACCTACCTTCAGGGTCTAATAAATCATTTACTAATACCATAATATTTTCTTTTGCTTCTTCGGTTAAAAATGGTTCATCTAAACTAACTATTTTTTGGTTTAATAAAAAAAATTCTTCACCTAAAACACCATATTTTGTAACACCAGTTAGTAAATTTGTTACAAAAGTACTGTTTTGTTTTTTTGAATTAAACAGTTCATTAAATCTATTTTTAATGAAATCTAAAGATATTATTTCGGTTTTTAACTCTGGTACAACAGAAAGTAATCTTTTTATACCTAAATTTTTGATTCCTGCAATATTATCTGAAGGATCACCACATAGTATTTTTATAATTTTAACATTCTCGACCCTAATTTGTTCATGTTTATAAACAAATGTATCTTTTAAATTATACATCTTACTATGTGATGGATTAAACAATCTAGTACTTTCTGAAACTAATTGAGTTAAATCACCATCTGATGAAAATATTGTTATATTCTCGTTTTTAGAATTTTGAGAATAATAAGCTATCGCATCATCTGTTTCACAAAAATCGTACTCTCCTTGACGAACAAATAGTTCTTCTAAGTATTGTTTAACTCTATTTCTTTGTTGTTCATATGATTGTATTTGTTCTTCAGTTTTGACATTACTCTTCCTGTTTTCTTTATACTGGTGATAATATTTCTTACGTGATAATGAACCTTCTTTACCATCCCAAAAAACAACAACCTTGTCTAATTTGTAGATTTCAATACCTTTACGAAGGGTATTCACAAAGTGATATAAAGCACCAATGTGATTACCCTTGTAAAAATGGTTTTTAAGTCCATAAAAACCTATAGTTAATAAATTATCCCCGTCAACTAATAAAACATTAGACATTAATCATTATTGATATTGTTAATAATCATTCTTCGTTTTCGTCTTCGGGAATTGGTTCAAATTTAATCTCAGATATACTTGAAACTGGTTCACCAAATAATCGACTAACATAATCGATATGGTCTTTAATGTAACTTTCCTTAGAAAGTTTTTCTTCTGCCGCTTCTCTCATTCTCATGAATCCATGAGGAGTAACCATAATTTTACCGTCACCAAATTGGATACCATTAACATGGTTTTTCATTACAGTAATTTTACTTCTAACGGCTATTGTAATTGTTCGTTTATTTCTAGTGATTGGTATTTTTGTTGTCCCTGCGTTTTTCTCATTACCAAATCTAAATACCAATGTAGAATTCAACCAAACTGATTCACCACCTTTAGCCTTTATTTTTGGTTGTTCATACGGATTACTAGGTAATTCAACCCATGGCTGATTAATAATAATTAACGTATTTGTATGTTGTTTATCCGCTCTTCTTGACCCAGATATTCTTTGGTTAATACCCATACCAATTTTATCTGATAAAACAGATGCGTTGTGTTGTTTACCTCCTTTACCTTCCCAAGTCATTTTACAAGGAACAGAACCAACAGAATCCCAAAGAAATAATAAATCGTAAGGTATTTCGCCTTTTTCTTGGTCATCAATCATTTCATTAATAAAATCAGTAATTTGTTCAATATATTCAAAATCATTTCTGAAAATAAAATCTCCATTAAACGTAACTTCACCTGTTTCAGTATCCACTTCTTCTCTTACAGGTAAACCCATAATACTTGCATGCTCAAACGCAAATTTTTGTTCAGTAATAATAAAAACAGGTAAAATACCTTTTTTAACCGCGTCTGCTGCGGCAGATAATAACGCCGTTGTTTTACCAGTATCTGAATGACCTATAAACATGTTAATATGACCTATTGCAGGTCCAGGTAATCCAGTTGCATCTAAAAAAGCATCACCCAAATCTAAAAACCTATCTGGTTTATAGGTCATTTTACTAGAATACTTATTTGTTATATTTGAAATTGAAAAATCTTTTTTCTTGATTGCCATGATACTTTTGGTTAATTAAAATCTCGAGGACAATATCGTCCTCGAGTATATATATATGTAAAAATCGAAAAACTCTAATTAAAATGGTAAATCATCGTCGTCAGAAATAACATCTTCTTGAAGATCCATAATTGGTTCATGTTGACCTGTAACAATAATGTTTTCATCAGATGATGATATAAACCTTTTATTAACAGAATCCCATTTTGGAACTTCACCTTTAGCTACCATTTCAAGATATTCTTCAGGTTTTTTTGAGTAAACATCTTCCCATGTTAATTCATCATTTACCCAAGAATTTGAAATAACACTATCAGTATGTAATGGACTTGAATCATCAGGGATGATTGATGTGATTGTTGTATAATCTTTACCATTACCTGATTTCGTAACCCCTAGTGTGATAATTAAATCTCTACCTTGGTTAATATCTGTAATGTCCCCTTTGTTTTTAAATAAAGGTAATAATTTATCAAAAACACCTTCGTTCTTGTAATTATTTTTAAATCTCCAAAACTTTACACCATGACTTTCATTTTCTCTATCGATAACTTTTACGATGAAAAATTTTCTTGCTCTGTAATCTCTAGCAAGTGTTTTGTCTGATTCTAATCCAGACATCATAAGTGCGTCGTAAACTTCATTTAGTGGTGAACGTTTCCCTTCTTGTTTAGGATCGTATAATTTTAACCAATTACCATCCACTAAAACTTCATGGAAAAAAACTTCTACGAAAGGACTTTCTCCGTTTGCTGTGGGTAAAATCCTAATCTTTTTTTCTCCTGATGTCACACCCTTTGGTAAAATAGGTGCAAAATACTTTTGTAGTCTTTCCTCTTGAGGAATTTTGTTTGAGTTGCCGCTTGCGGCCTTGTTGTTTTTTTCGTACTGTTGAAGTACTGCATTTAATGTAGACATATTTAAAAAATTTTAATTAAAAAATCATACTGCAATTATAAGAAAAAAAAACCAAATTACAAAATTTGGTTTTAATTATTTTTCTTTAAAATTGTTTTTCTTTGTCATTCTAAACTTAGAAGGTAAATAAGTTGATTTAATGTACTCATCATTTCATCCCTTATGTTTAGTAAATCACTATCTTTTTCTGGATCTAAATCATTAGAAAATTCAATCAACGCATCAATACAAACAGAAATCATATTTTTTGGGTTCATTTCAGATAAATTAATAAGTTTTATCTGATTCGTTTCATCGTCTAATGTAAACCTACCATATTTTCCCATGGATACTTCAACAAAAGTATCAATTAGTCCACCTAATTTATCGTATGTGTCTCCAAAAGCTAAATGTCTTGATAACCCTTTAGTTTGCCAATGGTTTATTTTTAATTGGGTGTGTAACCCTAATAAAAAATTTACTTTAGAACTTAAATTCATCGTCATAATCTTGTTTATTAAAGGTATCTCTTATGGTTTCTTGAGAATAATTCTCAATGTCATTTTTTGTTAAAATGTATTCATTTTTTCCAGATGACCTCATTTGGTCTTGTTTCTGTGTGAAAAATTCTTGTGGATTTTGATTAAATGGATATGAATCTAAAGAACGCATTTGTAATCTTTCTTGTGGTGTAGGTTCTTTCACTTGTTCAATTTTAGCACCTAATTCATCAATCTTAGTTATAATATTATTCATACTAGCTAATTTGGATTCCAAATCATTTAATTTTGTGAATACATCATCCATTTTACCAATAACATCTTTATTCTCACCTTTAGTATTTTCAATGTCTGTTTTAATAGATTTAGTCATATTTACTAAATCTGTTATATCAATTTCTTCAGTATTTGAAACATCTGGTGGTGCAACTTCGGCACCAGTTGGTGGTACTCCACCTGCTTCTCCAGGTAATGCTCCAGTATCTGCCGGTAATTCACCAGTATCGGTTGGTAACCCTCCTGCTTCAGGTTCCGGTAATTCTTGCTCTTTCATAAGTTTTCTAGTGTACTTATTGATTTGATTAAATCTAGCAACTTCTTCTAATAATTTTTTTTCTAATTTCATAATATTAATCTTGTAATAATTGTCTTCCGTCTTCTGTTATGAATTTTTTATTAATTCTTTCAACAATACCATCTTTACTTGTGATAACATAACATTCACCTGTCTGTAAATCACACTCTTCTCTTTCCATGTTATTTTTAGTTACTTTTCTAGTATTACTGTTTGACATGTACTTATCTAAAGTTTTATTTATTTTTTCGTTTCCCATATTTTTTTATATATAAATATCATTCAAGAATAAAAAAATTAAGACATTCTAAAATAGATAACTTCACCATCATTAATTTTTAAATCTGACATTAATTTTGGTGACATACCCATACCATAATTATCTAATCTTGGCCCAACAGATATTGGTCCTTGAACTTTTATATCACCAATAGAACGATCTAATTGATATTCTGGTTCTAATATTAGTGTTTTATTATTTAATGGGTTTTTAAATTCTGTTTTTACATCTCTAATGTTTTTAGCATTTGCTACATTTAATTGGAATTTTAAATTATAAAATTTCATGTCAGAATTATTCACATCTGACCATAATACACCTGTTGCTATATTCATCAATGTATTTTCTTCTATTGGATAATTAACACCACCCATTTTTACTACGATTGTCCTTAACCATGTTCCATCATTATCAACTTTTTGTACTGATAACTCATTATCATAACCATTGTAAGGTACACCAAATTCAGTGATACCTACTTTTGGTGTAGTTTTGGTTATTTCTTCACCAGGAATTTTAACATCCCCTAAATTAGTTAAATATACATTACCATCATATTCTACTGAAGTAGTTTTTAAGTTTGTTTCTGTTTGTTGTTTTAATATCGCCTTTGCTCTATTTGAAATTTTATCGAACAATACACGATAACTCGCAATAAACGAATCTTTTGGATCTGGTAATGATGTATAAGGAATTCTAGTTCCAACAAAGTTTGTTGTGATTACATTATTCTTTATACTATGATTAACCTCACTGATATAATACGACCCCTTAAACATTGGAATATTTTTTAAATAAAAATACATTGTGGGTTGAATCATAACATTACCCATACATGATACGTCACATTTATAAGACGCTTGTTTATAATAATCAAATAAACCAATATCAACATTATATGCACCTGCACCAGATTCAGATCTAGCTAAGTTTTCTAAAACAACATACGATTCTGACGTATTTTTTAATGACGTTTGATCTAATGTAACTCCTTTAAATATTCCTTGATTTTGGTCACCAAAACTAACTTCAAAAGCAACAACTTTATTTGATTTACTCAAATCGTTAGTTGAAAAACTTTCTAAACATGTGGTGATTAATGGGTTGTTATTTACACTACCAATATAGAAACTATCATCAGAAAATTTATATTCTTTACTATATGATAAATCAAGACTTTTAGATGTATTACCAACTAATTGAAGTATAATTTTAGGTGATGATTCTTGATAGTCAACTTCTAAAAAAGTTCCAAATAAATTATTAGCAATAGTTTTGGATGGTAAAATTTTACTTTTATTTTTTAAATTAGTACCATAGAAATTTACATAAGAAGGTAATGCCCTCATATCTAATCCAGTACCTTGTATTAAAATAGAAATTGCTGAGTATAAATTAATATTAACATTTTTAGGGTCTAATAAATGAGTTATTTTATCGATGTTCAAATAAAACTTATCTCCGATATCTCTATTTGATTTATCTAAAATTAAAAACTCTTCTAATAAAAGTCTTTGTCCTATAGAATTTCCTGACGACCATTTATCATTAAATGATTTAAATGTATTATATAATTCAAGTTTTGTTTGGTCAGTATTATAACCTCTATATAAATTTACATAATTATCTTTTATTTTTAATGATTCATTTTTATATGAACTTAGTTTTTTAAATAAAAGATTAATAAAGTATTCTAATCTTCTTTCAGATCCTGTAGCGTAAATTCCATTACCATTACCACTAAATATTGATGTCTGTAAATACTGTTTAAACGCCACATTAGTATTTACTCCGCCTGATTTAACATAACCAGCATAAATTTGAACCATAGGTCGATATGCTATAATATTTTCCTCATTCAACTTAATATTATTAATAATGAAAAAATTATTATAATAACCATCAATATCTTCACCAATATAAAGTTTTATGAAATTTTGATTATTTAGTGTATTGTCAGTTGAATCAAAAGTTGATTCCTTAAAAAGTGATAACGTTTTTTTATAATTAAAAACTTCAGGTTGTGCTATTCCATAAAAAGTGTATGGGTCTATTTCTTTTGGATTAGCAACCGTAAATTTAATTAAATTTTGATTATTAAGAATATTTGATGTTATATATTCCGATTTAATCGTTTGTTTTTGTTTTATTAAAGTGAGTAATGGATCACCAGTAATTGTGGTATTTGTATCTTTATCTATTGTACATATATCTTTTAATAAATCTTGAAATTTTGGATAATTAACATTTAAAAATTTTTGATACGGAATTTCATAGTTACCATTTTCAGAAGCAAAGTCTAAAAACATTTCTTCAAATGATTCTAAAATTTTTGGATTAAATGTCCCAATTAAATCAATAACTTTTCTATAATTTGAATCAATAGAAAAAACATTATCAGTGGTAGAATTTGGAACATAATTTCTTGGATATTCAGAATAAGACGCGAATGTTTTTCCAGAAAACTCTGAAGTTATAAATTCATCACCCCAAAAGATTCTAATATTATATTGTTCAGCAAATGGAAATAATTCGTTATTCTTATTTTTTAAATCATTATTATTAAAACCATTAGAAGGTAATAAAGTATAATAATTTTGTGTTGGATTATATTCTGAATTATCAACATATACTGTCCAATAATTATTATTCTTTACTTCTTTTTTATGTATTATTTTATTTGAAATTGTTTGAGCACTGTATGATGTGTTTCCTGAACTTACATTATAATGAGCATACCCATTTACTATTTGATGGAAGATAGCTTGGTAAAATGGGTTAATACCCACATTAGTATCGTGTGTTACTGTTGTTGAATTTATTGTAAATGTAGTATATGTTGTACCAGTATAATCACCATCAAAAAATGTCGTACCTGTTATGGGTTGTGTTATATTATTTGAATTCAAAAAACCATCTAAAATATCTATATTATTTTTTATTTTATTTTTATAACGATGATAAATTGACCCCCACTTTAACATTAAATGATATGGTATAAAATGTGTGGATGATATTTCTCTAAACAATGATGACATTAATATAGACCTACCATTAAATGTTATATTGTCTTCCAAATCAAGAAAGGGTAAAGAATTTAATAATAGATATGCTGATCCACTATATTTACCTTCGTCTTTTTTATTAATAAAGTCAGTATAAAGTTGTTTATGGAAATATGGTGTATTTAAAATATTTATATTGTCATTACCATTTTTAATACCATGTAAAAACATATTTTTTACATATGGGGTTTTAACCCATGATTCTGAATTAACAGGTGAACATATGAAACCTTGATTTGGATTCACGGTTAAAATACCATCAAAAATAAAATTGTTATCAGTAAATGATGAAACATCTAAGTAATCTAAATATATATCTGAATTAAATGGGTATATATTTTTTCTATATGGTTCTGGAACATATCTCAATAATTCTGAATTTAATTCATCTTTCTTAAATGAATTTGATGATTTTGAAATGTTACTATATTTTTCGAAATAAAATGGATATTCAATAATGTCTTTCAGATAGGATATGGTTGGTAAATTATCTCTAAAATATTGGAACCTATCATTTGGTGATGAATCCACAAGAAATCCATCTAATACTTTACTATCTGTTGAAATAGAAATTAATGAATCTATTGTTTTTAAGTTTTTCATCAATTGAATTAAATCAATATTTCCTTCAATAGATTCTATTATATTTTCATATTCTTCATCAACTAAATACCTTAAAAAAGTATTATTAAAAGAATCAAATAATGTTATATATTTTGCTCTTTCATATATTTCATAAATAAATGACGCGAATGTTTTATCAACATATGGTAAATTTTTATTTACCACATCGATACCACTTATATCATCAATTTTATTCTCATCAAAATCACTCTCAAATATATAGTTTATGTCATTAGTTGTTGGTTCATTTTTAACATTAGTATCAATTCTGTTGGTCACTATTTTAATAAACTCTTCAACAAAATCTACTTCAGGCCATATATTTTTATCATTTGATTTTAATTTTTCAATTAAGTCTACTTCTCCAGGGTATGATAATACATTTTGTTTACACCCTACATTTGGTCTTTTTACTTCCGGCCATGGGTATATTGGTAATGTATTTTTACTTTGTTCATTAGTTAGACCATATAATAAATTTGATCTAACATTTCCATTATCAAAAGACCTATTATGGACATCTTTCATTAACCTAATATACACATCAGCGTTTGCTAAAATAACAGCTAATATGTTACGAATGGTCGGTTCAAATCCAAATCCTTTAGACGGGTCTTTGATGATTTCATTCATTTTTAATTCAACTTCATTTTGAAGTTTATTTTTTTGTTCATCAAACGATTGTCTAACTTTATAGATGTCATTAATTAAATTATCAATACCTACAATTACTTTATTAGTCGAATCCTTCTCATAATAATCTTTAATTGATTTGACACTTTTTAATGTCACTTTTTTAAAATCAGAATTTGTTTTATTTGAAAAACTATTAACAGTATCTAATAATTTTGTTATTTGTTCAGTTCCGTTAATGATTAATTTTTCTAATGAACCATTTTTATTTTTATCAATTATTGTATCTAATTTTGTTTTATCAGAACCAACAATATAATACCAATTTTCAGATGATGTACTATTGTTTTGTAAAACTTTTGTTTTAACTGTATATTCTTTAGTTAAATTTTTACTTGCCCAAGCTTTAATTATGTTTTCAAAATTTTCAATTTCTTTTTCTAAATCTTTAACACCAGATAAAACTTTCATATCCACAACATTTTTAAAAATTTCTTTTTCTAAAATTTTATCTAATGATTCTGCAATATATCCTAACTCTTTTAGAGTTTTAACTGGCATATCTTTTGGTACTAAGTTTTTTTGTTTGTATTCATTAAAAATTGATGTTAATATAGAATAACCTTTTGACCCTTTTGATACATATTTTTCGTATCTACCTGTTGATTCATTAAATTTTTTGTTTTCAACTTTTTCATTTAAAAACATATATGGTGAATTAACCAACTGAGATAATGTTATATCACTTAGAAAAGCATACGTTGATCCAACAAAAGTTGTTGTTACCTCAAAATTACCATTTGAATCGTTAAATCTAGAACTAAATTTAATCATATGTAAACGATACCTAATCGCTTTACCATAAAATCCTTTTACTGTTAAATAAAAAATTGGCCAAGGTAAATGAAAAAATGCCTTATATGGTGAATTAGATGCTGATTCAAATAATACTTTACCTCTAACATCAACAAAATTAATAGTTACTTGTGGTATGAAATTTGCACCTTTTATATTAATACTTATTGAATCTATACCAAAGTTTTGACCAGATTTATCTGATAAAAAATAATCATCATTTTCTTTTGTTGAATTATTTAATTCGGGTATACCCACAAAAGAATCAGTATATGATGTATCAAAATCACCGTCACCTGTTTGTGATCTTAAAAAATTAAGATTACCTTTAGCTATGTTTGTTAAAGTTGAGCCTTGGTCTTTTGATACAAGAATAGATCTTGGAACTAAATCGGCCTCTAAATTAACATACATAACCAAATTTTCTTGTTTGAAATTTCTTGGTTGTACTTTACCATCATTATCTACTATACTATTTGGGTCAATATATATTAAATTATTTTGGTCTACTTTTACTAAAATATTTTCATTACTATTTAAATCGTTATTCGCCATAATATAAATTATATAATTCTATGTTCCTATTATAATCTTGTAATGTAGTAATTAATGGAAAAGGTATTCTTAATAAAGAATTATTTGGTATCATAAATTCGATACTACCTACAAATGGATTTGATAATAATATTAACCAACCAAATGTTGGTGTATTATAATATTCTTGCGATATTTTATCTAATCTATCTTTTCCTTTTTTATATAAAAAATATTTATCTGTTGTTTTAATAGGTATTTCAATTCCAGGTACTATCTTGAATTCACTATCTTCAACAAAAAATTGATATCTATTAAAATATTCTCTTGCCATTATTTTTTAGTTTTATAAAAATTTAGTTTAGTTGTCACTTCAAAAGAATCTGAATTTATTTTCTTAATCTCTTCTTTTATATTCTCGTTTGTATCTGTAGATTCTGTTATGTTAAACTTTATCACGTTAGAATTTTTTCTCTGAGGAATTTTACTGAATTTAAAATCTTTCTGTTTAGGTTTTTCAAGAAAATCTTCAATCCTTTTTCTAATTTTAACTCTTACATTTTCAGGAAAAACTATGGTATCTTTTTCATATTCTTTCATGATTAAATCAAGAAATGGTACACTATTAATAGAATTGTTTAATAATACTTTTATGATTTTTTTAAAATCATTATCCAAAATAATAGGGTTATAAAAATCTATAGTTGTTGTTAAGTCATTATATAATTTAAAAGTATTTTTTTCAATATACTCAATACAAGAAGAATATTCGTTGTATATAATATCGTATGTGAATCCTGACAACATTGCAGATGTAACTATTTCTCCTGAAATTTTACTATCCTTCCCAAACTTAACAACATAATTAAGTTTATCTAATGTTGATATTAGATTGTTTCTTGTTTTTTCTAATTCTTGGAATGGATTTTTATCTACTAAATAATTTATTATTTTTTCAGTATATGAAACAATATATGGTGTTATAAATTGATTAGACCTTGTAACTTTTGCTGGTGATAAATCTTTATCCAAATTAAACATTTCAGATAAATTAGTTGTATTTATTTTCCCTACTAATGATTCCAATAAACCTCTTTTTAATACTGATAAGTCTTTATTTTTTTTATAATTACCAAATAGTGATATAGTTTTTCCTGGTGTATTAGATGTTGTTGTATAAACATCATATTGATGTATTGGTCTATACAAAGTATCAAACAACAATCTACCAATCTCTAATCCATATGTCGGTATTAACTTATTATATAATGTCTCATAAGTCTTTAAATATTGTTCAGTATATAAGAAAATATCATTAATGTATTGGGTATATTCTAATGTATTATTTTTTGTATCTAACAACCCAATATATTTTCCTTCACTTATTTTATTTACATTTTGTGTTTCTGTTTTTTGTGTAGGTTTATTTCTTAATTCATATAATTCAGTTAAAAAATCTTTTGTAAATTCTTCTGTTGTTTTACCATCAATCTTTTCATTAGTAGTTATTGATCTTTCATCATACATTTCAGTATTAGCAAAGAAATTTGATGATAACGCATTTTGTAGTTTTTCTATTGGTTTTGATAATCCTTGACCTCCAATAAATGCGATTGAACATGATACATTTGCAATCATTGGTTGCATTCCAATACCTTCAGGGTTCATATCCCATGTACTATCATCATATGTAATATTAACATCTCTTATTATAATTTTAGAATGATAAAAATCACCTATTCTTAAAATACTTACAGGTGGTGGTCCAAATGATGTATTTCTAGCAGTTAAATCACTTTCATCAACAATACCTTTAACTGGTATCGTATCTCCAGGTCTAATACATTGAAGCATAAATGTTAAACGAGAATTAAGACCTTCTGGTGTTGTTGAATGAAAAGCGGGATGAAAATATTTTAATTTTTCTTTTAAAGATTTAAAAACAATTGGAGAATTTTCTTCAAGTTTTTTAAAATAATAACATTCCGATAATGTTTTCATAATTATCCTTTTAAGAGGATCAATTAATGGTTTATTTGTTGGTGAATCTATAATAATGTCAGGTCCAGGTGTTATTATTGTAACTGGTTCAGGTGGTACTATTGGTTCTGGTGGTACAACTTCAACTTCACTATATTTTAATGTAACTTTAGATTGTCTACAAAAAAAAGCAATTGGTGAATTTGTTTTTAATCCTTTAACAACAGAAAATTCTTTTCCAATACAATTAGTTTCAGGTGAGTTACCCGTAAATTTCTCACCATAATTTACAGTATTTATAATTACATTTCCTTGATTATTTTCATAACCAAATTCACTTAATTTAAATTGTCTTATAATTTTTATTGGTTGTCCTTTTGTAACTACAGTTAAATCAGGAGTATTTTGGTCGGCTGGTTTTGATTCTGATTCACTAATGCTTTTAATCCATTTTTTTTCTAAATCAGGTACTTTACCATTACTAATTCTTTGAAAAAAATCATTTATAATACTTGAACTTCTTCTTAATGAAAGTTTTTCGTTATATAATTCTGAAGCAAGAGATGATGCTGACGATTCTATTGTTATTGTGATATTATTTATTTTTTTTGTTAATATTTTTTGTTTTAATATTTCACTTTTTTCTGTATAATTTAAAAATTGGTCGTTAGATTCTATAAATGCAAGGTCTAACTTTACTACTTGTTCATTTACTTTATCTGTTGTTATAACTGTATTTGGGTCACCAAATACATATGATATTTCATTTTTTAATTGATTTGTTCGTGTTAATCCTGTTATACTTTTTAAATCATTATTCAAGTCTAATAAAACTTTATCTTTTTTACCATAAAAAGATTGGAATGATGGACCATATTGTGTATTAACATAAACAGTTTGTAAGTTTGGACCAGGGTAATCATTATCAAATTTTAAATTAAATGAATTTGTTATTTCACTTACTTTGTTATTATTGTTTGTTGGTTGTTGTGGAACTTCAACTGGACTTAAAACACTTTTTTGTGTTTTTATAACTTGAGTGTCTTTAGATTTTTCAAGATATGAAAGTATTAATTTAATATCGTCAGCATCTAAATAAGTATATTTTCTAATTAAATCATAAAAATCTAATTGTTCACATCCAGAAAAAAAAGATTTAATATAATTTTCAGATTCTTCATCACTCATATTAGTAAAATGTTCTCTTACTAACAAATTTAATATACTAGGATGGTCAACAACAATCTTAAATGATAATTGACCAGTTCTTGATGTATCTTGATACGTATAAATTGGTTCAGGTCTTCCAAGGAATGTATTATCTGACCATCTAGCACTATTACTCTCAGTAATTTTTAAATCATATGGTGGGAACCACATTACTCTGCCACCGTTTGGTCCTCTCTCACAATAAGGTAAATCATTATATGTAAAACCTTGTTTATTTGAACTTTTCCAAGCCAAATTTTCAATAGAGAACATATATTTTTTTGCATAAAAACCATCACCTTGTTTAAAAATATTTGTTGATGTTCCTTCGAATTCTTTATTACCATTAGAAACAGGTGCTATATTTAAATTCCACGGAGTTGAGATAACACTATCTTCAAATTTACGAATATTTCCGGTTCTTTTCATCGTGTCGGAATAATTCATATAAGACCTGTCTTTAGTCCAAACTCTACAATATTCTATACCTGTGGGTTGTTTTGTATATTTATCCACATATTGTACTGCAGAACCTCTTGACAACATTTTATCACCTTCTTTGAAGATTCTACTTGTTTGGTCAATTACGTTCCCTACATGAGATTTAGAAGATAAACCATCTTTTGGCATACTATCTAAAATTTGTTGTGTTTTACCTAAAATAGAATCTTCTCTAAAACCATATTTTGTTGATAAAGAATCATTTAATTCTGTAGATTCTTGATCCCATTCATTATTATATAAACCTAATTTATTAATTGAATTTTTACTTATCCAAGTTAGAGGTCCACTAATACTTCCTCCTTCAGAAATATTTTTTGTTCTTTCAAATAAATTTGCGGAAATTGGGTCAAACATTAAACTTAAGTAATATGTACTTCTAATGATGTTACCATTTAAATCTGCAGTTGCGTATTTAACATCATCACTTCTATCATCACCAATATAAGCCACACCACTAGGTGCTTCAACACCTAAAATATTTTTTACATCTTTTGAAACATTATCAATAAAGTTTAAAATTTTTGAAGATTGCTGTGACCTTGCTCTTGTTGTATAATTTGGTGAATATTTTGAATATGAAAGATTATTAAATAATGATTGTTTTTGACCATCACCCATATATTGAATCATAAGGTCAGATGGTTTGGTTGCTATTCTTCTTTTTTTATCGTTATTAAACAATAACCCTATAGAACTTAATTGAGTTCCGTTTTCAATAGGGTTATTTGGATTAGTTAAATAATCACCAGGTATTGTACTAAATGGTACTTCAACACCTGCAACAGTCTGTAAGAAATCTACTCCTTTACCTATTAAACTTTTAGATACCGTTATTTTATAATTTTTTTCAATAAAAGGTTCTTTACCTGTTACTATACCTATTGCAGTTGATAAATTACCATTCAAAGCATCAATAAGATTCACTCTACCTAATGTTGAGGTAATTAAGTTTTGTCTTATCCTTGATAAAACAGGACCCTCTTTATTTTCTCTAATATTTTTAACGGCAAATTTCATTAATTTTGAATCATTATCAAATTTTTTTCCTGTCATAATACCAACTAAACCAGTATCTACTCTTGTGAATGAATCAATATATCCAGAATATACTTTACCGTTATTACTTAATTGTAAATTTAAACTAGATAAATTTACATATTCATTGAATTTATCATATTGAAATAAATTAAGACCAAAACTATCTTTAAAAAATTTATTCCAATTTGTTTTTACGTCTCCAGGGTCTATGTTGGGTAATACATTGATAGAACGTACACGATAATTAGCTTCCGTAAAGGTCTGTGGACCATTAGGTCTTTTAAGTGTTTTGTCAATTAAAAAATCTCTAAATTCTTTAGTATTTTTAAAATTTAATTTACTTTCTATCATTTCATTTATTTTTAATTACCATATGGTTTACTACCGTATCCAAAAAAATTATTAAATTTATCATTAAACGTTTCAACTGCTTTAGGATTTCTAAACGTCTTATTTATTAATTCGTCGTTTCCAACATCATTATTAAATGTGTGAATATGATTTATTGTCATATTTTTTACTGTTCTATTTTCCATTGATGATAAACTTTTAACATCAAATAAATTTTCAAAAAGACTTGACATATCATTAGTAATTCCTTCTAAAGTACCACTAAATGGAATTTTTTTACCAACTGGATTTATCATATCACTAAGTCCTTTAATATATTCATCAGCATTTTGTAAAGGTATTCGTGCTGCAGATGCGAATCTAACTTTTAACATTGTAGTTATTTCACGTACACTAAGTTCTAATTGTTGTGTTGCTGAATATTGTTCTCTAGCGATTTCTTCAGGTGATAACGTTTCAAAATATTTTTGATTTTCAAGAAGAGCAGCCGCAGTGTTTTGGTCTAAATTTTCCAAAGCGACTCTGGTTTCTTCAATACCTAATTTTTGTGCTAATGATTGAGGAATGTCGATAACCATTTTACCACCTTCCATTCTTGATATATTAGTTAAAAATTCTTTTTCTTTATCTTCTAATTTTAATCCACTTGATAATAAGTCAATTGCTGCAGATGATCTTTCAGCTGCTGCAATTGCTCCATTAGCTAATTCATTATATGAAATACCTAATTCGTTTGCTAAATCTTTTGCCCTTCTTAAATTAATTCCTGTTATTTCAAATCTACCTTGTTCTGTATTATATGTTGCCAACGAACCAGCAACCCCAATTAACGCATCTTGTAATCCTTCAACATTATTTGTTGCCATATACATTAATTTTAATGGGTCATTTAAATCACCAACTGCACCACCAATTGCTTGTAAATTGGCTGATAATTCTATTGCCCCTTCTGGACTAAATACTTTTTCTGCTAATTGAAACGCGGATTCCATTCCCATTCTAAATTCAATAGATTTTTGAACCATTTTACTAAGTCCGTTTATACCATTTTGAAAACCATATTGATTTATTTTACTTAAATTAGTTTGAGTTTCAGACACAACTTTTCTTGCTTGTAAACCAATATTTAAAGATGATTGACCAATTTTATTTATATTGTCAAAAGCCTCTTCGTTACCAATACCTAATAATTCAAAATCTCTAACTAATTTTGCAGAATTTTCTAAGTCACCAATAAATGCTCTTGACGTTACAGCCATTTTTTCCATAGTTTCTTTATTAACTAATGAAAAACGACCTGTTTGTTCCATAGTTTTTATTACAGTACTGCTTAAATCTTCAAAACTGTAACCCATGGATTCAACTGATGGAAGAGACTCCATTATTTCATTTCTGAAATCTCTAGATAATTGTCCAGAAATTCCTATAGATGAATTAATATCGTTTCTTAATTTAACTTCTTTTTCTAAAATATCAACACCCCCATCAAATACAGATTCAACTATTCCACCAAGAATTTTTTTTACACTTGTCCCAAACTCATTTTCTTTTTCTTTTTCACTTTTATCTGATGTCAATATACCAACTAAACTATTAATTGCTCCTGCCAATAATTCAGGTTTTTCACTAATAAATGAACTTGAGGCAACACTATAATTAAGACTTTGTATACCTGTTACTTTTTCTGTAAATCCTTTATAGTCGATTTTACTTGAATTATTTTTATTTCTTTCTTCATTTCTATATTCATCCAAAGCATTCATTGCTAAAGTTTGGTCATCTACACTATTGTTAGTGTAACTACTAATAGCTTGACTATATTTATCAACATCTCCTTTATATTTTTTAATTTCTTGTAAATAAAAAGATTTACTTTGATTTGCCATTATTTTAATTTATAACAATAAATACTATTTTATATTATTTTCTATCTCAACAATATAATTTATATAATATCTTCTAACATAAATTGGCATAAGAAGTATGTCGTTGTACGCAAAACCTTTCTTTACTAAGAATAAAATTTCATCTAATTGTCCTTTTTTATAATCCGTAGAAAGGGCGAAAAAACTCAACCCCAAATCCAACTTCAACTTGTACGGACTCTCCTGATGGGGATTTAACACTTCTTTTCAGGTCTAATCCTGGGGTATTATCTTTCACATATTTTTTAAAATCTTGTGAATCTTTGATTGGTAATCTTTCAACAAATTGATGTATATTCATCATTTCTCTATTACCAGCTACTGATTTTATCATCATTTCAAGTTGTTTTGTTACTATTGGTGCAACACCAACACCTTTCCAACTTTTTTCTATTTCGTTAATTTGTGTTAATTGTTTTTTTGTTAAAAATTTAAAAGTTATATCAACATCACATTTTTCCATATGATATTTAAATTCACCGTTTGAATCAGGTTCTAAGTTAAAATCTTTAAATTTTACTTCACTAATATCAATAGTTGATTTAAATTCTTCATTTGTTTTAGGATCACTTAAGTAAAATGTATATTCAGAACCAAAAGCAGTGTTTCTTAAAAACAATAAAATAGCTTGTCTATCTTCATCTACTAAATCATCAATTAAAAAATCTTTATCTAATATTTTTCTTTTCAAAAGTTCATCAACAACCATATTAGTTGATATTAAGTTTTGTGCTGATAAAATATTTTCATCAGATGCTGTTAAATAAGCAACTCTTAACGACTTTTTTTTATTTTCGTAATGAATACCTCTTGAAGGTAATTCAACAATGTCATAAGAAATAGTCGGATCTATTTTATATTCTTCCATTTTTATTTTTTTTTATAAATAATAAATACGAAATTTAATTAACTATGTAAATTTTAATTAAAAAAAAATTCCTATAAATAAATTTATAGGAATCTTAATATTTTTAATTAATATATAAAATTAAATATTAAAATACTTGAATACATCTATCCATTCTTAGTGAACAAGTTATATTTGCAATATCATCTCTTGAAT